TAACCCGAGTTTACTGGAAACATGTCTTTTAGGATCTCTTATCTGATATGTAAATGTATCACCATTAGGAGTCATAAACTTAGTCTTTTTTAAAATCTTAATCTTCCATCTACTTAAAGCATAAGGAAAGTCCCAAGGAGTACTTCCTCTCTGTAAATAACCTATACCGGTACCGGTTCCTCCAGTGGTTAACGTATCACCACTACCAGACGAAAATATGGCTTCCAAATTATTATAAGTACCCGATGAGTCATCAGTAATTCCATTGACCAAAATTTCATAAATATCAGTTTCAAGCTTAGCCCTTGAATCAGCAGACGCAGTAGATACTGCAGTATATGTAGAGCCATTTCTAAATGTTAAATCTAAGATACCACTTTTAAATATTATTTTAGATGTTTTATCTACGACATCTCCGGTAGCCGCGGTCCAGCTACCAACTTCATCATTGGATATAGTATCCAAATCATTTAAATAAGATACACTTGAAGTATTGCTATATAATGCAAAGGAAGCTAATATATGTGCGCCAGGTTGATTATTACTAAAATTATAACTGGCATTAAATAAAACGGTTCTTGTTCCAAGATCTTTCTCAGAAACTGCGAGTACCTTGTTCTTGAATCTTTTCCATCTACGTCTCATACTCCGAGGCATAGACTTTTTTCTATAGATTCTTCTTTCATCATGTTGAGTTGTAATACCAATCCCTGAGGTTTGTCTCCTATTACGAGTTAACGTTCTACTACGTGAAAACGTACGTTGAGCAGCTAATCTAGATCTACTCATAGATGGACCTGTCCATGAACGTGTACGTCCACCTTGCGGCCGATATTGAAGGCCGGATCTAGTTCTCATAGCTAATGTTGAATTTCTATTAAATGGAACTAGCCAATCAGTCATCAAAATAAGAAATGACGAGTAGTCGTCACGAATATAGAATATTGACGCGACGCAGCAAATGTAGGTAATACTAGACTACATTTGCGCCAAAAATCAGACTCATTTATCAAACCGATGCAATCACGCAACTGGTGTTTCACGCTAAATAATCCTGAACCTGCCGACGATCTCGCGTTAAATTTCGACTCTGAAATATGGAACCATCAAGTCCGCTTCGCCGTTTATATGTTGGAGACAGGAAACGAAAACCAGACTCCCCATTACCAGGGATATCTGGAACTAAAAAGCTCAAGGCGGATAAATTACCTAAAATCTCGCCTACCAAGAGCGCATTTCGAGGCACGAAGAGGAACAAGAGAGAGTGCCATACTGTATTGCGTGAAGACGTGGGTGACACAGAATTCGAACGATTCTATAGAACCCTCCTTGAATCAGGAACACAATTCAGAAGAGAGTGGATCAACTGTGGAGAACACAAACACGTGTCAGGACTCACCATCAACATCTCCGATTTGGTATGGCTTGCCAATGAGACCACAAGACTTCTTAGCATCCTTAATGAATCCGAAACCGAAGAAGAGGGCGGAGAGACTGGAAGCGATACAGTCACTACTCCAGGAAGGGACGACTGAAGAGGAAATTGCCGATAAAGACTTTGAAATGTGGGTACGTCATTACCGCGCATTCCGAGAATACCGTCTCATGATAACACCTCCACGTAATCATGAAGTTACAGTCATTGTCCTCCAAGGACCAACGGGAACTGGAAAGTCCAAATGGGCCATGGACAACTACCCCAATGCCTATTGGAAACAACGAAGCATATGGTGGGACGGATATGCAAAACAAGAAACAGTCATCATCGATGAATTCTACGGGTGGATTCCCTTCGACACCTTACTTCGCATCTGCGACAGGTATCCCTTACTTGTCGAGACCAAGGGTGGTCAGGTCAACTTCGTCGCAAAAAATATTATCATTACTACAAACGCTATTCCTAATAGTTGGTATAAAAATGTTTATTTCAATTCTTTTGTTCGTAGGGTATCTACGTGGATGGTACTTCGTACCTGGGGATCATTGCAAAGTTTCTCTGACTATTCAGAGGCAATAAGCCACTTTGTTCTAAATGAATAAATTACGTATTATGATATCTATCCCTATCCTCTGTTACACCTTCTATCTTATAACTATACTTTCTTGTAATACCGACGTCTAAACTTTCCTGAAATGTATCAGCGCCGGTTCCTATTGTTAATCCTGGAACTAACTTAGAAATAACCAATATCCATCTAGTCCATCCCCTTTTATTAGGACCGTTGGCTATATCTAACCCGAGTTTACTGGAAACATGTCTTTTAGGATCTCTTATCTGATATGTAAATGTATCACCATTAGGAGTCATAAACTTAGTCTTTTTTAAAATCTTAATCTTCCATCTACTTAAAGCA